AAGCCTGCTACAGACAATGCGAAAGATATTCTGAGTTATGATGAAGTTGTCAATGGATCAATAAGATTTCAAGATTTGACACCTATAGATATGTCTACTAGTTGTGGTCTTCCTTATTCTCTGGAGGGGATTAACAAAAAGAATCTCTTCTATTACAAAGATGGAAAATATGAAATGACCGATGAAACAATGCAAAAGACCTTGGATCTTGAAAATAGATGGCTAAATGGAGATTACAGTAGAAATCCTATGTGGAGTCTCTTTCTGAAGGATGAGCGAATATCAGGCTCTAAGGTTAAGATAGGAAAGACTAGACATATAATGGGACCTAATATACATAATACCATGGTAGTTAAGAAATATTTTGGAGCATTTACAGCGCATTTTGCTTCTACCAGATTTCAACATGATGGATGTATAGGTATTAATTGTGAAAGTCTAGAATGGGATAGATTATTCAAGAGACTGGAAAATGAAGCCGCTATTGACGGAGATTGGGCTGGTTATGACGGTACCATGCACGGAGAAGTCTTACGTTTAGCTTTTCAAGTGATACATAAGTGGTACGCTACTTTTTTAAATGAGCCTCAACTTACTATCCATAAAAAAATGACCGCAGCCGTTTTGCACGATTTTGTTAACACCACCTTTTACGTAGACAGACTCAAGATAACTAAAGAAGTGGGACTCCCCACTGGTAGTTTTTTGACTTCCGACATGGGTACTATTTGTAATATGATACTTATTAGAGCTGCTTACCTTCGATCAGGTCCCAGACGTAGTTTACAATACTTTGAAGCTAACTTTAAAATAGCATGCTATGGAGACGATCACGTAATTACATCTACTAAAGAGAATCTGGAAGCCTTCAATGGTAAACATATAGATCAGTTTGCTAAACATCTAGGCATGGATTATACGTCTTCTGCCAAAGACAAGGAATTTAAAATCACCACGCTGGGTGAGATCAAGTTTCTGAAAAGATCTTTTTGTAGAAACATGGAGTTCAATATAGTAACAGCTCAGATAGAGAAGAAAGTTATTCAAGAATGTTTGATCTGGGTTACTAATACTCTTCCTGTGCAGGTAGCTACTAAAAATGTCCAAGCTTCCTTACAGTTTGCGATAATGTATGGTAGAGAGTATTATACAGAGTTATACGATGAACTTATAGTTAGACTTCCAGCCGCTGGTATCTTCCATTACGTTGTTCCTACTTATAATGACATGCTTAATTCGTATTTTTTGCCGTATCATGTAGATGTTAAGATCAGCGCTCAAATGCTTGCAGTCAGTGATTTGGAGAAGAAATGGCAATCTGAGGATTCTAGATCATTGATCGTAGCTAAGAATGAAAAATCCAATAGCGACGCAGATAAAATAGTCAACGCAGAAAGACCTGAACACAAACCTGAAGTCATAGAAATGGGAGCCACTAAAGAAACTGTGATACAAGAAAAAGTTATTAAGAACAATGATGCAGTAAGTGGTAGCACTATAGATAATTTAAGAACAATTCCGGAATTTTCTAGGAATATAGACAACTTTATAGATCACAGTGATTACTTTCCCGAGCGAAGCTATGATTATAGAACTATAGCTCAAAGATGGAATTATGTAGGCACTTACACTTGGTCTTCAACAGATGTAGACATGAAAGCTATTACACCGCCATTACCTATTCCTTCGTGTATATTTAGAACAGCCGTATTAAGTTCCGCTTCAAGTAGATTTACGTATATGAAAGGTACCATAGAGATGAAAGTTCAAATAGAAGGAACACCTTTTCACTGTGGAAAGCTTATAGCTTATCCTTGGTATTCAAAGTCAGCCACTAAATATAAAGGTTTAGCGTATTCTAGCTATGCCACGTCTCAATCGCACGCTTTTCTTGATGCGAACTTAGCTAATGAAGCCAATTTAGTACTTCCATTCAAGACCAATACAAACGCTTTCAACATTACCGATCAATCCTATTGCTTGTTTGTCTTACAAGTCTTTTCTCAAATGAAGGTAGTGACTGGAGCTTCAACATCGCTCGGAGTTACTGTTTATAGTAGAGTTAAAGATTTGGAATTTTTCGTTCCCATTTCGAAGGGAGCTGTAGCTCAAGGAAATCAATATTCTATAACTAATAATCAGGATTGGCACGATGTTTCAGGTAATTCATTGCCTCAATACATTAAAGGAGACGATTTTCAAGCCAACTTAAATTTAACGGGATACGACAAACCTTCATGGACTCTTCCTAGTATGCAAGTAACTGATTTAGGTGCCGTACCATATATGCACCATGTTACTGGTCCTGAAACTCTTAATAGATTTGATAATTTTCCAGGATCTCAAACTATTACCGATGGTCACATTTTTGGCGTATCAGTAGATGAAATGAACATAGATTATTTAGTTCAGAAACAAGTTTATTTTAGAACCGTTGCTTGGAATTCATCCGCATTAAGAAATACCATTCTGTGGCAGAATTTTATAGGTCCAGATCTTTTTAAGTATGAAAAAGTCCCACCAAATTCAAGTAGTACTGTTACTGGTAATAATGATATTGGAGTTTGGTGTCCTAACACTGGTTTGAGTTATCTGTCTTCAATGTTTAATTTTTGGAGAGGTACCATAAAAATAAGGATAGACATAGTATCAACACCTTACCACAATGGAAGATTAATATTTTATGCCGATTATTCATTTTCTTATCCAAACACCGTAGAAAATGCTATGTCAGCTTACAGTAGAGTTTTCACCTTAAATGGAAAAGACAGAACATTTGTTGTAGATCTTCCTTATATTACTTCGACAGAATGGTTGAAAACAGCTGGTAATGCTAGACCATCATCTCAAATAAAAAATATGACCTGTGGAAGCTTTGGAATTATGGTAGAATCACCTTTGGTATATACCAGTGGAGTATCCAATTCAATTGAACTACAAGTTTTCGTAAGTGGAGGAGAAGATTTTGAATTTAGTGATCCTTTCGTAGGACGTATGAGTCTTCCCGTTTACGATGACAGTACTAACGTAGTGTTCAATGAAAAAATAGATAATTCTTATTTGGCTGAAGATTTAATACCTATCTTCGATGATCCAACAGGAAATATTTTTAGACCAAAATTTACAGCACAAGGTAAGGATATATTTG